GTTTAAACTAACTCGTTTTAAGTGGGAAGTTAAAGAGAACGCAACCGAAACAGTGTTCAATGCGTTGCGTCCAGCAATACGGTTTACTAAAGAAGAGTGTCTTGATCTTCCAGAGATGGTCTACATCAAACGTAAGGTAGAGCTTACCCCTCAACAGAAAAAGTACTACAAAGAACTTAAGACGCGTATGGTTATGCAAGCAGCAGGAGAAGAGGTTACCGCTGTAAACGCCGCTGTCAATATGAATAAGCTACTACAGATATCGGCTGGCGCTGTCTATACCGACAACGGTCAGGCATTAGAATTTGATATAAAGCATAGGTACAAAGTGCTTATGGAGGCCATTCAAGAAACTAGTAGTAAGGTTCTAGTGTTCGTACCGTTCAAACATACTATAGGTATACTATCACGTAGGTTAACTTCTGATGGTATATCGAACGCGGTTATCCAAGGAGATGTTCCCGTTAATAAACGCACAGAAATATTTAGAGCGTTTCAAGAACAGTCGGACCCTCGCGTGTTAGTCGTACAACCAGCCGCCGCATCCCACGGTGTAACCCTTACTGCCGCAAATACAGTAGTGTGGTGGGCACCAACTAGCTCACTAGAAACATACTTACAAGCCAACGCTCGTATCCATAGGGCAGGGCAAAAGAATAAATGTACTGTAGTTCAACTGCATGGCGCACCTGTAGAACAACATGTTTACAGACTATTAGACGATAGAATAGACGTACACACAAAAGTAATAGACTTATATAAAGAATTGCTTGACTAACACTACAACACTAAATATACTCCACTTCCCATAACAATACAGGAGAACTTGGGAATGGATGACACACAACAGCTAGAAAAGCTAACTAAAGTATATATAAAAATAAGGGATAAGCGGGCAGAAATATCCGCTAACTTCAAAGAAGAAGACGATAACCTTAAAAGACAGCAAGATGTAGTTAAATCTACGTTGCTCGATCACTGTAAAACGCACGGTGTAGAGAGTGTAAGAACTTCTGAAGGGATGTTCTATCGTAGTAAGAAGACGCGATATTGGACTAGCGATTGGGAGTCCATGCATAAGTTTATCCTAGAGCATGGAGCACCAGAGTTCTTGGAGAAGCGTCTTAATCAAACTGTTGTAAGGGAATTTTTACAAGATAATCCTGATGTCTTACCAGCGGGATTGAACGCAGAGTCTGAATACACAGTATCAGTTAGGAGAAAGTAACTATGAGCGGTCCATACGTTCCTATTGAAGAAATATCTAAGCATCTATCTGTATCTCCCTCAACGATTAGAGGGTGGGTACGGGCAAAGAAAATCCCACAAGATACCTATATTAAAGTGGGAAACACTTACAGGTTTTGTATTGAGGATGTTGTATCTTCATTGCGAAGCCCAGTACAATCTACAACTGTAGAAATCGAAACCGAAACTGAAGAGTTAGTGATGTCCGTTGATGACGCGGAAATCACATTTAATATTAACCAAGACGACGATCTGTAGGAGAATAGTTTATGTCCGATCTTACCCTTTTTGAAGGTAATGCATTAGCGAGTAGCGATCTGTTTAAGTCGCTACAAAAAACAACTAATAACTTGTTAGGTGGTTCTGGTGGCGGTATGCGCCGTATCAGTATCCGTGGTCGTAGGTTTAGAGAGATTGTAGGTAGTGAACAGATATCTGTTAGTAAAGATGATAGTATGAACCTTATCATTTTAAACGCGTCTAAGATTTCTCGTACTTATTACGATGTCGCTTATGATCCTGACAAAACTGCAACACCACATTGTTGGTCAGCAGATACACAAACTCCATCTCCTGATGTACCCGAAGATCAACGTATGTCTGCACGGTGCATGGATTGTCCAAAGAACATAAAGGGTTCTGGGCAGGGAGAGAGCCGCGCATGTAGATATTCTCAACGTGTTGCTGTAGCATTAGAGAACAATCTTGACGAGATATATCAACTATCACTACCAGCAACAAGTGTGTTTGGGGATGGAAAAGACGGGAAGATGCCTATGCAAGCATACGCTCGTTTCTTAAATGCGCACAACACACCACCGATTGCTGTTGTAACTGAGATGTATTTCGACGAGAATAGTGATGTTCCTAAGTTGTTATTCAAACCGTCCCGCCCTCTTAGCGAAGCTGAACTTAAATCGGCTGTAGCGTTGTCAGAACATTCAGACATTGAACGGGTACTCACTATGTATGTTGCTAAACCAGAGGAAGCCGCTAACACGGCACCGAAGGAAGCTCCAGCACCGAAGGCCAAGAAAGAAGTTAAGACAGAGCCAGAAGAAGTTACTGAAGAGCCAAAGAAAGTGGCTAAGAAACCGACTTCTGAACCTAAAGCAGACTCTGAACTTAGCTCTATAGTAGAAGATTGGGATGATTAAAGTTATATTTTAGCACTACGTCGCGATCACTTAGGTGGTCGCGGCCCTTCTCGGGAGATAAAGATGGAAACAAGAACATTTTTAGAGAGGGTGCTATCGGGAAGTGGCTACTATTGTGTGTTTGCATCGCGTTCGTCAGACAATAAACGCATACAAAAGTTTTACGACTCTATAAGCGCCGTCATTGAAACCGCGCATAATCTTGATGAAAATGGTTATGACGCTTACTTTGCTTTGGCTACTTTTGAAGATGATACTTCTCGTAAAGTAATTAACGTAAAAGAATTAAAATCGTTTTTTCTTGATTTGGATTGTGGTCCTAGCAAAGATTACCCAGATCAACCTACTGCAATCAGAGCCTTACAAGAATTTTGCGTCCTTACAAAGTTACCGAAACCAGTTCTTATCAATTCGGGGCGGGGTGTTCACGCGTATTGGTTGCTAGAAGAAGCCATAACATTACATGATTGGTTACCTATAGCTGAAAGACTCAAGCGTTTATGCGCACAGCATAACTTGTTTGCAGACCCAGCAGTTACTTCCGACGCGGCGCGGGTACTCCGTATACCTAACACCCATAACTATAAGGGAGACCCTCCCCATAGCGTAGACTATCTTGGTATGGAGCTACCCAAGTCTATCAGCTTGGAGGCGTTCTCGGGGTGCCTAGGTGTAGATATCGCGCCTCCACCTACCAAGTATACTCCTAGTGGCTCTAGCGCCCTCATGGATACGCTCATGGGTAATCGAACTAGCGTGTTTAAAACTATAGTAGACAAAACACAGCACGGTGAAGGGTGTATGCAGATTGGTAACATTCTTACTAATCAATCGGAGATATCTGAACCTTTATGGAGAGCAGGGCTTTCTATTGCAAAGTTCTGTGATGATGGAGTTAAAGCGGCAAAGGTTATGTCGCGCAAACATCCTGAGTATAGCGAATACGAAACAACTAAGAAGCTAGAACTTATTAAAGGTCCGTATAAATGCGTTACATTTGATGAGTACGCACAAGGAATATGCACTGAATGTCCGCATTGGGGGAACATAAAATCTCCTATCGTGTTGGGTAGCAAGATACGTGAAGCAGAAGAAGCGGATAACATCGTAGAAGCGCCCTCCTTATCTTTGCCTAACGCTCCTGTTAATACATATGTCATCCCCAAATACCCATACCCTTACTTCAGAGGCGCTAACGGCGGTGTGTATGTACGGATAACTCAACCAGAAGGGGATACAGAAGAAGTTCTTGTGTATCACCACGACCTATATGTTGTGCGACGTATAAAAGACCCTGAGATAGGAGAGGCAGTTGTAATGCGTCTACACATGCCTTTTGACGGGGTAAAAGAATTTACGGTTGCTATGGGTGTTGTAACATCTAGAGATGAGTTTAGGAAAGCCCTCAACAGAGAGGGTGTAGCAGTAGTGAAAGTAGAACCACTTATGAAATACACAATGGATTGGATTAAAGAATTGCACTCTTCTGTCGCCGCGAATGAAGCCCGTAAGCAATTTGGATGGACTGATGGTAACTTTAGTTCTTTCGTGCTAGGGAACCAAGAAATACTCACTGATAAAATAGAATTTAACCCGCCTTCTTCACAAACTGGAGGTTTGTTCCCTGCGTTTGAACCAAAGGGTACGCTAGATATATGGAAAGAAACATTAGATTTCTACAATAGAGATGGGTTTGAGTTGCACCAGTACATTGTAGGGACAGGGTTTGGGTCAGTATTAATGCAAATGTCTGCCATTAACTGCGCTGGGATGCATGTATACAGTAAGGACTCTGGTGTAGGAAAGACAACCGCTATGCTTGCGGCGTCTTCAATATGGGGTGATCCTGATGAGTTAGTTCTGCTTGAACGGGACACATATAATACCAAGATGCACCGAGGAGAAGTGTACCATAACTTACCTCTGTACATAGATGAACTTACCAACAGCAGACCGAAAGAACTTAGCGACCTAGCTTATCAATTAACTGGGGGCAGACAGCGGGGGCGTATGCAAGGTAGTGTCAATGCAGAAAGGTATAGAGGAGAGGCGTGGCAACTACTATCAGTAAGCACCGGTAACCTAAGTGTTATAGAGAAGATAAGTTTATATAAGGCTATGCCGAAAGCAGAAGCACAAAGAATACTTGAGGTTAAAGCGGATCGTTTGTTCAAGAAATCTGAAGATAAATACGAACAAGACGAGTTTAGTAAGGCGTTGTTAAAGAACCACGGGCACGCCGGACCCGTGTTTATACAATACGTGATGGCTAATTTAGACGCAGTTAGAAAGTTAGCAGCAGAAGTACAGGCTAAAGTTGATGACAAAGCGCAACTAACATCTGAAAACAGGTTTTGGTCTGCGCATGTAGCCTATACTTTAGCGGGGCTTATTCTTGCTAAACGTGTTGGGCTTGTAAATTACGATATAGCAAACGTGTTTAAGTGGTCTGTACAGATGCTTAAAATGAATATGAACTCGGTATCAGACATGACTACTACGGCACAGGAAGTATTAAACGATTATATAAGTGAGCATTGGAACAATGTACTGTGGATTAAAAGCACGGATGATCTCCGCAAAGGAGAAGGTAATCCGCTCGACTCTCTGATTGTACCAGAGGCTCTCCCACGGGGTAAGTTAGTTGCTCGTTACGAGACAGATATCAAACGCGTATACCTCATACCGAAACCGTTTAGGGCGTGGTGTGCGGAGCAACAGATAAACTATGGGTCGGTTGTACAAGACCTTATCAAAGAGATGGGCGCTAAGAAACGTAAGATGCGTCTAAGCAAGGGCACTCACATGCAGTTGCCCCCAACAGAAGTTCTTATGGTGGATTGCACAATAGAGGTAAAAAATGCAACAGGGGATACTGAAGAAGAATGATATTAACCCTGACGGTATACGTGTAATAATACGTTGGGAGAAGTTTATAGTAGGTTCTTCTGTGTTTATACCATGCGTAAATACAGAGTTAGCCCGCAAACAAATACAAAATATAGTAAAAAACCTAAATATAACGATTAATACTCATATAATAGTGTGCGATAGCAAATTAGGTATTCGTATTTGGAGAACAGTGTGATAGATTTAGCGGGACAGCCACTCCCCTGTCACTGACGCAATCTCCCTGTTGTCAGTTCTCCTAAACTAGTCCCCGTTTCGGCGGGGACTTTTTTAATCATCAAACAAATCAAGACCACTAGTGTACGCGTCAACATGCTCTTTCGCTATCCCTCGCATGTTACGGCTTATAGTAACACCGTTATGCATGGTAGCTGAAGTACGTGCATGTTGCTTCATTGATTTCTTAACCGTGCTGTAACTTATCGCGGCGTTAGGGTGTCTCTTATTAAACTGCCGTATACGTTCTAGCGCATCGGCTCCATCACCACCCATACGTATATCTATGTAGTACTGACGTAATATTTTTGTACGTTTTTTATTCGTAACGCGGTCTATACGTTTAAGAGCTTGGTTTTGTTCTTGTTTTAATGTGTATTCAGTTGGCGCAAATCCTATAGCTTGTGATAACATCCCACCAGCAGTTATATCATCTACGATAGGATCACCACGCCTAGTTAAAATACCCTCATCTCTTGGATAACGATACAACCCTTTGTATAGGTTACGGAATGCGGCGGGCATCATAGACTCAACACCACGCTCAGTGTTACCATCTTCAGTCATAACATCTGTAAGTCCACGTCTAAACTGTGAGATTACGCTCCACGCAGGTCCACCTAAAATCTCTACCATTTTCTCCGCATCAGAAGCATCGCTGTTATATGGGTTATCCCGATAGATTAAGTTAGATAAACTTATACGTGATGCTACGTCTGTACCTGTAATAGCGTTTAGCGGGCCTTTATATGCTAACTCACCAATTCGCTTACGTAGTATGGTTTCTGCATCATCTTCATCTTCGTCTAGGAATAAGTTTGCCATCATAAGCACTACGCCGACAAGAGGCATACCTTGCACGCCAGCTAGCAATGCCGACGAAACTAGCACACCGAAAAATTGCTCTCGGGCTATTCTAATCTCTTCTGGTGTGTGTTTACCACTAGTCTTCATATTGTTTAGGGCTATAGCACCCGTTTTAAATAGAGTGTAGTACATCTGCGTCCCGAAAGACTTGTACATCATAGCTACGCGACCTATACCTTGTTGCGCTATCCGACCTGTAGTTGTTAGCGTAGCGCCACCGTTCATTTCTTGTGTCATATGAATTGCTTCGTTTGCGGCTTTATCCATAACTGCGGCGTTTTGTTCTGTTACTCTACTTTGTTCTTCTGGAGACAGTGCTTGGTATTGTTGTTTTGTTAACTGTTTAAACTCTCCATCTTTTTCCATACGTTGTAATTCAAGATCATATGAAGATATTAAAGATACTTGCCGGTTGTAACGCTCTATTGAATGAAACGCAAAGGCACCCCACGCATTAGCAGTATCCCAAGAGCTTCTATTGCGTCCAGAAGAGTCGATACCTAGCGTGTCAAAGAACAACGAACGGGTTAGTAACCCTCTTTTGTTAGCCATATCTACTAAAGGTTTTAAGCGCTCTAACTTTTCTGTTTTCTCTTTGTCTAACTTCAAATCTTTCCGAACAACAAAGACACCATCTTTGTCAAATTCATAGTAGTTGTCTATAGAAGGAGTACCTTTAGTGTCTATGTTATCTCGGGTTTGATCTACTCTGGATATTTTACGAGATGTACCACTACCTGTAATAAGCGCTGATGCACCGCCTATGGCTTTCGTAGACGCCATACCCCCTAGAGCTTTTCGATATTTACCGTTTAATAAAGGTGCCATAACAAGTGGTATCTGTGAAGCGTTAACTACGGCGGAAGATATGTTGAACCCGATAGTACCTAAGAACGCAATACGGTTAGCCTGTGCCGCTATACGATTTGCTGTATCTGTTGGAGGGTTGCGGGCAAACTTCGCTCGTTCTAAAAGTTCATTTAATATTAATTTAGCGGTTGCTGAGTCTACTACACCCGCGTCTTCATTTCTTTTCCACGCTTCTTTAAGTTTGTCTTCTTCTCTACGAATAGCATTACTAGATTTAAGTTGCTGAACTTGTCTATTTAAACTATACGCTTTATCGCGGAACGCACTAAACGCGTCTACGGTATAGCCTTCAAAGTCTCCACGTTGTTGCATAGATTTAGCAAAAGACGTTTCTGGAAGCGACTCTATAAACAACCGCATGAGTTGATCTTTTTGCGCGGCGTGCGCTTCTTTTTCTTCTGTTTTAGCGGTGGACGGTGGTCTGTTACTGTCTAATACATCAAGCACGTCTTTCATAAACGAGTTTGATGGTGCGTTTTGAAAAGTAATATCGTTTATATTTTCGTATGTTTTTGGTTTTGTCTTAACTCTCGGATCGTTATCTAGTTCTTTTATGCGGTTTTTTCTACGAGCTATGGTTGAAAACGCTTCGTAGACTGGTTCTGTAGTGTTAGTATTTTCGTTAAATGCATCATAACGTATCCATAGATCACCTGTACGAGTGAGAGGAAAATAAGGTTTTTTTGTTTTGATATCAAACATACGCTCATATATGCCTTTAAATCTGGTACGGTCTTCAGAACTACTAGCTAAATCGTTCATCTGCCTAGATACTTCAGCTTTCATATCTGCATATCTTTTTGTGTATACGTCACGCATTTCTGTATATATTTCATCGCCGCCTTTAGCTTTAAGTGCTTTCCAATCCCCATCTTGCATTTTATCAAACACAGCTAGCTTATCCGCATCTTCTTTGTAGACGCTTCGGTTGTCGCTAGGATCAACTCCTTTTATTGTGCTGGTATAGACTACTCTATCAAATGTTTCTTGTAAGTTTTGGTTTTTGTTTAACCAAGCATCAAAAACAACCGACACAGCATCTAGTTCAGTCTCCGTTGTTGAAATAGAACCGGATTGATTTTGAATAACTTCTAAAAGTGGTGCCGCGTTTAGTTTATAGTTAGCCGCAATATCTCCTACTGCTGGGAGAGGAAGAACATATAAAATCCCTCGTCTAGACAGCGCTGAAGCTCCACGGTCATAAAAATCTTGTATACGTTCAATAAAGGTCTTTTTATCTTTATCGGTAGAAGAAGATTTCACACGGTCATGTACGCCCTTTATCATGTCTTCGATAGCTTTAGCTGATGTTAAGTACATCTCACCCGCGTTACGAGACTTAGGAGATGGGGCTAATATACCTTTAATTAGTTTGTCTGCTTCGTTGAGTGCAGAGTTTATAGGTCTAGTCTGCATACCAAGCATACGGCGTACAAAGTTACCGACAGTATTAAAAAACCTTTGCAGCGCCGAAATCTGTGTGCCTGTAGGCTTTAGCATAGCTAACTGTTGTTGGAACTCAGGGTTAGCAAACGCTTCAGATACAAACTCATCTACTGACTCAGATCCGTAGTAGGTATTTAATGACCCCTTAACATCTTTGTACAACTTCGTTAACTGCATAGTTACCGGATGGCTCTTATTAGCTAACGTAGCTGAAACCGCCGCGTGTGTAGTCTCATGCAATATAGTATGTGGGTTAAACCCAATCTCAGGATTAATTTTAATCGTGTTAGTTTTCGGAACAAACATGCCAGCTACAACGATGCCGTCTGGACTTTTAAGGTTTTTAACTATTTCAATCTTTGTAGTACCCGCTACTTTTATTAAAGTTCCAGCTATCTGAGACACGCGAGCACTAGGGGAAGTACTAGCTAAAAGGCTTAACACCTCAACAAGATTTTCTTTGTTAAGTGCGGTTCGTACCGCAGGGTGTATAGGTATATCAAGCCCAACTACAGCATCGGCTTTAAGTAGGAGGTTTAGCCGGTCTTTCTCAAACGCTCTTTTTTCATTACGTAGTTCCGTCGCCGCTCTCGGGCTAGCGGCTTTTAAACTGTCTTCTATATCTTTTATCTCGTTATCTATACGTGCAAGTTTGTTAGCGTCAGCAGTATTCATAGCATCAATAGGGCTTATGCCATTTTTTTCGTTAAATATTGCTTGGTTATTAGCCTCAGTAGCTCGGGCTTGTTCCTTGGCAATCCACGCTTTTGCTTGGTCGGATAAGTTCTTTTCTGCCCAGTCCAACACTTTCTCAGCCGTTTTTTTACCAGTACCTGCGTACATAATTGCGTTTTCTTTAGATATGTCGTTGGTTCTTCTGAAAGCATCAGTTTGGTTGACTACATCAAATATTGCAGAATAAATAGCGTCAAATGGAGTGCCTAACTTCATATAAGATTTTAAAGCTAACTGCTCTTTGTTACGCGTCTTAATATCTGTTTTTCCAGATACTACGTCGTTTATTTTATTATTATCTTCGGCAGTAAGAAAGTTTTTAGAATCTACTTTTGTATCTATAATCACATTACCACTGAGTAGACTAGCTTCCGTAGCCGGTAACATAATACTGCCTCGCCGTTCTTCGTTTGCTTTTATCTTCGCTACTTCTTCTTTACTCCGTGGTTCAGCTTTAACAGAAACAACTAAAGGCGCTCTCGTAGGAACTGGTTTCACTGTAGCGGGTTTTGCAGGGGCTTTAGTTTCAGTTGGTTTCTTAACTGGAGTTTTCTTAACTGGAGCTTTCTTAACTGGAGCTTTCTTAACAGCTTTTGTTTTAAGTGCCGATATTAAATTTGCTGGTGATGTATTTTTATCTATAGGAACATTATTGGCTTCGGCAATACGTCTTAAGTTGTTATTAATAGATGTAGGCATACCTCTTTCAGCGCTAACAAGGAAGTCTGCCGCTTCTTGGGTAATACCACTTTCTACTGTAGTGGGTGCTGGTTCTTCTCCTCTAATAGCTCCGACAACATTAGTTGCAGAAGCGCCCAATCGTCCAGCCGCAGGTGATGTAGGTGGCGTGGGGGATTGAATGGGATCAGATACGAGTTTAGGTTTTGATCTACTACTTTTAGGGCGTCTTCTACTTCTTCTTGTGTCAGCATCTGTAGCCGAAATGTTAGTTCCGAAAACGTTGAGTTCATCATTTTCTATTACCTCCGTCTGCGGTATAATTTGTTCTGGAGAAACGCTTGTAGATTGAGCAGCACTGAGCCCTTCAACCTGTGCAGGTATAGCTGGCGCTACCTCTGGAGAAACGCTTGTAGTTGGAGCAGCACGGAGCCCTTTAGTATTAAATATATCTACTTGCTCGTTAGAAACTGCAGTTAGTAACCTGTTAATATTAGACTTTACTTGCTGTGATGTTTTTTTAGCGCCAGCAAATGTTGCTAAATCTTGACGCACTTCGGGATTGTTAAAATCTTTACCTATAACACGTTTACGTATAGGCGCAGTTTTAGGAATTTGTAGTTGGTTTAACTCTTCTTCTCCGACAATACGTGGTTCAGGAGTAGGCGTTGGTCGATTATCAATTCGTGCTTGTTGTGTTTTCTCTCCATAACTTCTGCTTAATCCCGGTAATGCTCCTTGTGTTGGAGTTATTTCTGGTGCTACTTCAGGTGTTATTTCTGGCGCTACTTCAGGTTGAGCAGTACCTTCACGTATAGCTATCTCAGCTTCTGTTTGTTGGCGAACGATCTCTTCTTCAGCAGCACGAGTTTCTTCTTCAGCAATACGAACCGCAGCTTGTTCTTGTTCTTTTTTAGCAACAGCTTCTTGAGCGGCTATAGCTAAAGGAGTAGTAGGAGCAGATTCGCTAGCTCTGGCTAACTCTGTAGATACATCTTCTGTAGGTACTGAGCCTAGAAGCTCTGTTTCTTGTTGGTTTAATCTTTGCGATTCTGCAGCTTCAAACTCTTGCGGGCGTCTTCTTACAGCGTCAATTTCTTGTTGTGCTGATCGTATAGTGTCTTCTTGAGCTTTTATAGCCCCGAAAATAGGATCGTCCTGCGCGTTTTCAAACTGTGAAATTGGCGCATTTCTAATACTCTCAATATTATTATTAGCATCTGCTATAGTATTTTCTAGTTGTTTTACACGTAAGTCACCTTCCGTAGTTCTTTCATCAGGAAGATTAATAGTTTCACCGCTAGTTTCATCACGCAACAACTTTTCTTTTGGTGCGGGAAGCAATAATTGTTCTGGGTCAGGGCCGCGTGCTCGACGACCTCCTAAAACAAGATCAAGAAGACCTTGAGCAATAGCACCTACGCCACCGCCAATAAGACCTTCTTCAAGAGTACCACCAAAAGTAGCCGCATCAGGGTCATACCCTTGGGCAATAAGGTTTTGTGCTACGTTCTGTGCAGCTTCTTGTGCGCCTTCAACACCACCAGATACAAGCGCTCTTTGTATTTTATTTGTAGCCCCTTCTACCGTTTGCGGACCAAGTTTATTAAGCATGTCCCCAACAAATGGTATGTCACCGATATCGACGCCAGCCGCTCTAGCAAGTCTTCCAATAGGAAGTATGTCGAAAGAACCGGGAATTGTACCGCGTAGTGCAGCTTTCCCAATATCTTCTTGACTAGCTCCAAACTCACGCGCACGTTCACTAGCCTCGCCAGCACCCGCACTAACACTAAGCCCTGCGATAATAGGTAAAGCGCCCGGACCTGCTGCTAACGCAGGAGCCAATGCGAGGAGAGAGCCTAGACCTTGACCAAGTTTGACAGCTACATTGTCTGGGTTGCTGATTTCAGGACGCACAAAGTCTGCGACGGATTTAATTACATCTCGTGCGGAGGATTCAGCCCCTTCGTCTAGCGGCGCTACAGCGCCTAACGCTGCAGATTCGTACAGCCCAACAGCACCCGCAAAAGGTGACTGTAGAATATCTCCTAGTAGAGAGCCTTTTTCTTCTTCTTCGGGTCCACCATACATACCCGCTTCGTTTTCAGCCATTTCAGCGTTAATTCTAGCTTCTTGGTCTTTGTAATATCTGTTTGCTACCGCACGCCGTATAACTGCTTTAGATGTATCGTTAGGAGCTTCTATTTGGTATACAGTATTGTCCGGTGCTGTGACCTCAAATACAGCCATATCGGCTCCTTATTTTGATGTTTGTGTTATTTGAAACATGTCTGCGTCTATAGCGTTTAGCGTTTGTTTAAGCCTAGATGTTGCTGCGTCTGCTGATAAACCTGCTTGTTTTCTAATATTTGCTTTTTGCTCGTCTGACATAGCAGCACCTATAGCACTAGCAGCTATAATTTCTTCTGCTATTTTAGAGTAATCTGCGCGTATAGCTTCTAGTTTAATAGCTACAGTTGCCCGAATTTTTTTCTTTTCTCGACTATCAAGATTTTCTAGTTTTACTTTTTCAAGGTCATTAACTTCTCTAGCTATTGACGCACGTAGATTTTCTGCTCTAATTTTTGTTTCGTTACTAGCGTTAGCTATTAATCTATCACTAGCTATTTTAAGCGTTCTGTCGTACCCTTCTAAATTAGCAATGTCTACCTGCATATTATTTTTAGCGTCGGCGGTTAGCGCTGTACTTGCTGCGTCGTACATTGTCGTTTGACCTATTACCGCTTGCCTACTCATAGCGTTAACGTCTTTAGCAGCTTGATTGCCGGACTCTAATTTCCTTATACCAAACTCAGATAGCTGCCCTGTTTGGTTGTAAATATCCTGCATTTCACTATCAAAAGCTCTATTATCTCGTGCTCGCCTTAAATTTTCTTCGCGACCTATACTGCGATTAATCTCACCAAGTCCACCACCTCCACGCATCTGTCGAGTAAAATCAAATGGACTTCGTTGATTACGTAGTTTTTCATTTCTTGCGGTTCTTAGTGCTGCAACACCTTCCATTTTTTTCATAATATCGTCTTGGCCTAGTACGGTTCCAGCAAGTTCAGCTCTGTTTGTTAACGCTTTATTTGGATCTGCTGTCCTAGCAGCTTCAAGATTCTTCGCTAACTTTTTTTCTGTCGCTTGTAGTGCTGCAAGTCCGGCAGGGTCTTTTTTATACTGAATTGTAGGTCTAGATGTGCCCGACGCAGGTATACCTCCTATTGGAGGCGCAGTAATAGGTTTAGGAAGTGTAGGAGCAGGAGGAGCTACAGGAGCCATAGGAGAAGAAACAGCCGCTAA